AATGCTGATGCTAATTTACAGTTGTCTGACACAGATATGGAAACTTTAAAAGTTTTTCAGGAATCTATTGATACAGAAAATGAAGAAGTCGTTGGCTTGTATAACACAGCTAAGACTAAGAAACCTAATGGTTCTGATTCTGTAAGTGCAGAGATAGTAAAAGATCTTGATGATGAATTACCTGAAGCTGTGCTATCTAAATAATGAATAGCATACTTTTAAAAGTACAGAAGTATCTTGACAAAGTGTCAAAGAGTCCTGCACAAGTAGACAAAACACTTGTGGAGGAGTTTGGTGAGGCCTGTAAAAAGGCCTTACTAAAACAGTTTACTGAGAACAGAGGTTCTAAGTTTGAACTTAGAATGTCAAATGTAGGTAGACCCTTATGCCAATTGCAGATGGAGGCTAAGGGTATAAAAGGTGAGGGGCAACCTTACATTGAAGGAAGACAAGATGTTGAAATTGATGAAAAGGTATGGGATATTAAAAGTGCATCGCCATATTCCTTTGAAAAAAAATTTGGTGAAGACGGTGGGTTTAATGAAGTTGTTAAAGATGATACCTTTGGTTATGCATCACAAGGATTTTTATATGCAGAAAGTCAAAGCAAAGACTTCGGTGGTTGGATAGTAATTAATAAATCTACAGGTGAGTGGGCAGTATGTGAAACTCCCAAACTAGTAGAGCCACATAAAAGTAATGCAATAAAAAAAGCTGAAGATAATGTTAAAGCAATTAAAGCTGGTGTACCTTTTAAAAGACAGTATGATGCAATCGAAGAAACATTCAGAGGTAAACCTACAGGTAATAAAGTTTTGGGCTTAGCTTGTTCATTTTGCCCATACAAACTTCCTTGTTGGGGAAGTAAATTGCAGTTGTTACCACAACAGCAATCTAAAGGTAAGAACCCTAAATGGGTTTGGTATACGGAGGTTAATAATCCTAAACAGGAGGAAGAGTCTGCGTAACTGGGTGAGTATTAGTTTTGAGGGGTCTAGTACTCACCTTTACCGACTATGTATTGTTTAATAATAAAAGATAATGATAAGTGGAGAATATTTACAAATGAAATATGGGACTCAGAAAAAGAAGCAACTGACTATGCCAAGAGGAATAAATTTAAAAAGTCTATTGAGTGGAAAGTTGTACCGTTTGATTACAAATATTTTAAAAAGCTATGACAAAAAAATTTGATAAGTCAGCATTTAAAAATGCTATAAAAGTTTTAGTAACACCTTGGGAAAAAGGTTTTACCTGTGGTATTGTTATGGATTCTAATACCAAACTAACTACAGAAGAATATGAATTATGTTCTACAATAGCAAGAGGCATGATAAAGATGGCAACTACTGATCCCCATTCTACGTTTCTATGGGGACTCCGTGGATTTGCTGATGACAAGAAACAAAATAAAGATGGTCTAACTATTAACTCTATTGCAGAGTTTGATGATGAAGACAATGTTATTGACTTTCTTGAATTTTTAAAACAGAAACGTGATAAGGAGTTAAATTAATGGCAACACATGTTGTAATAGGTGACCCTCATTGCACACCTAAAGCAAGCAATGAAAGATTTCTGTGGGCAGGTAGGCTAGCCGCAGATGTAAGAGCTACACATATTATCTGTATGGGTGATTTTTGTAGTATGGATTCTTTATCTTCGTATGATAAAAAGAAAAAATCATTTGAAGGTAGAAGATATCAAAAAGATATGGAGCATTCACATGAAGCATTATCTTTATTTAATAGAGGTTTAGGTAAATTTAAAGGTAGAAAGATTATGCTACATGGTAATCACGAAGATAGAATAGATAGATTCGTAGAAGAAAATCCTGAATTAGATGGCACTCTTAAAATTAGTGATCTTAAATTTAAAGATTATGGTTGGCAAGAGATACCTTATAAACAAAACAAAGTTTTAAATGGTGTATACTATGCTCATCATTTTCCATCAGGTATATTAGGTAGTGCAATATCAGGAGAGAATATAGCTAGAACTCTCTTGACAAAACACAAAGTATCTGCTACAGTAGGCCATAGTCATTTGTTAGATTATGCTACGTCTACTTTACCTAATGGTAGAAAGCTACATGCTTTATCTGCTGGTTGCTATTTAAATCACAAAGAACACTTTGCTAGAGATACTCAGCATATGTGGTGGAGTGGTATTATAGTTAAAAGAGAAGTTACTAATGGATCTTATAACATTGAAACAATTGACTACAATGCAATAAGGAGAGAATATGGTAGACTTTAAATCTGATCTAGAGCATCACGATAATGTTAATTCACCTGCACACTATAAGTATGGTAAAAAAGAAACTATAGATGTTATACGAGATTGTATGACAGATGATGAATACCATGGGTACTTGAAGGGTAACGTTTTGAAATATGTTGCTAGATATAAATTTAAGGGTGAACCTTTACAGGACTTAGAAAAAGCACAATGGTATTTAAATAGATTAATAAAGGAGGTTAAATGACACATGGTGAAAAGATGTCTTTGTATGGTAAGATTATAGCTTTACAAGAAGTTATGATACATACACAGAATGAAATAAATAAACTAAATAAACAATTACAGGAGGCAGACAATGGGAGCAATAAAGCAAGCACTAATAGAAGTAGATGATATGGTTTGTAACTGTCTAAATTCAGGCAGAACATTAAATCAAACTATAAGAGATTTAAGAACAGAGTTTAATAAAAGGGGTAGGGATAATCCTTATTTATTAGATGAAGATTTAATAGAAGATAAGTACTATGCTTTTAGAGGTGCAGAATGATTAGAACACAATTGATAAAAGCATTAGCTAGAAAGTATGAAGCTGATATTGCTAGTGCTAGAGCAACTGCTTTAATATACTTAGAAAATTCTGCAGGTATAGGTGAGCATCCACAACATATAGAAGAACTAGATAAATTAATAACTAAAATAGCAAACGCAGAAGAAAATATTAAAATGCTAGAAAAACATTTTGAATATGATTCTGTACCATTTTAACAGGAGGATAGATGGAAAAGAAAGAAGAGCAAAAGAAACAACAAACTACCCCTAGAACTTATTTGATAAGTTCTGAACAACTTATGGATATTATGAGATATTTAATGACTAGACCTTATGGTGAAGTTGTTAAACTCATGAATGCTTTATCTGTATTAACACCATATAGTGGAGGCAATACAGATGACCGAAAAAAATAATTTAGATAAATACACTGGTATACTATTTGAATTAAAAATAGGTCTTAATAAAGATAATGCAATAGTTATTGATTATGGTGGTAAACCTGTTGCTAAAATTAGAGAAGCACTTAAAGGCTATCCCTATCATGGTAACTTATGTGCTGCTGTAATCAATCATGCAAATGCTGTAGGAAGGAAATTACAAGATGACATCAAACAACTTATACAAAAAGTTTAGATATTACTTTTGGCACAATCCTATTATGAATAAACTTGAGGGTTGGGCTAGTTCATTAAGTAACTGGTTTTGGCAGAAACGATGGGGTGATAGAAACCTTTATCGTTCTGTCCAAAAAAAAAGACCACCTGACTAAAAAGTCAAGCGGTCTTCGTGTTGCCTGCTAGGGGAGCCTATTAGTTTAGGCTTCCCTTTTTTATTGCAAGCTATTCATCTGTTCTGTTATTGGTTTTCTTTTTGGTAATAAAAAATTTTCTGTTTGAAATACTGGCTGTATTCTATTTTTATATACGCTAGATAATATATTAGTGTAGTTAGGATTTTCTGCATATACAGACATACCTTTAAACATTTCTTGTGGACCTTTCTCTATTGCACTTATAGTATCTTTGTACCTTTCATCATTTGCTATAAGTTGCATAAAAGCCCTAATGCTACTTTTACTATCATCAAATGATCTTAATCTAGCACCACCTGATGTTTCTACAAATTGCTGATCACCTGTTGCGTGTATTCCAAAAAAGTTATTAGCTTTCTGTGCAGTTGGCGCACCTTCAAAATTAAAATTACCAGTTTCTGTAGCTGCAACTGTAGCTATAAAAGAAGATGGTATCTTTCTTTCAACAGCATCCTCAGGATATTCCTGACGAACTTCTTCTACTGCTTTAATAAAATCTTTTGTTTTAGCTATATCAGCCATAGTTATATTTATAAATAAAATTGAACTAACAATTCCAAGCCCTAAGAGCTTTATTAATTCTAGAATTTGGATCATTAGCTGTTTTTGCAGAAGTTAATTTCTTTTTCATCCCTTTCATACGGGCACAGAAACTAGCTCTTCTTTTGTTTCCTACTTTTTTACTAGGTCTTTTTAAATTAGCACCAGTCGTTCTTTTAAAATACTTACGACCTGCTTCATTTAATCCACCTGAGGGGTTTTGATACTTCTTAGCTACCATTATTTTTTCTTAGCCGTCATTGCAGCTCTCCTAAAATTAGCAGCTGTAGGTGCACCTTTAGCACCTTTCTTTTTCATCTTACCACCACGCTTTCTTTTAGCATGGATGTTAGCATATAGCCCTTTTCCTGGCATTATGCTCTAGCCTTTTTTTTATTTCTTAACATAGCAAAATCTTTCTTAGTTAGTTTACCATCTTTATCCATGTCTAACTTATTTCTTTTACCTGTTAATTTTTTCTTATTGTTTTTCTTTTTCATAGGTCTTCCTTTTTTAGACCCATATGTTCCTGGTCCCATTGGCATTAGCT